CCTTTGTTTGGTTGGAATACTACATTCTGTTCTGCAACAGGTATAGACTCCACGTCATCTGTTATCTTAGGCTTTTGCTCCGACTCTACCTTCTTCGATGGCTTTCGCTTTCTCGATTGCTTTCGTGGCATACTCGGACCATCGTTTAAGAGTTCTAGCCTTGTTCTTACGTTGTCGTTCATGTAATAATCTTTTCCTTAAACCAATATGAGATATCTGTCTGCCTGTCTTTGTTGTCAGCCAATTAGCAACTTGCCTCAGTGAATATTGTTTCACGTGTCTCCTTGCTAACTCTAGTGCCTCTAACTCATATGGTATGGGGTCAAGTAATTCTCTATCATCTTCATTAATCTTATAACCGAAAGGAACAGTTCGTGCTATACGTGGTATCTGTATCCACTCCTTTTCATCTTCATCTTTTAAATCTGTGGGTTGTGGTAACTTCCACTTACCTAAACTTCTATCCATTACTTCTTTTTTATATTGTTAACAAAAGTCACAGGGTTAGCATACTTTTTAGTAGCTAGTCCACCTGTTTTAAAAACAATGTATCTTATTGGCTCGTCATCGCCTATTTTATGCACAGGTGCTGTACCTGCAATTATCCCTCTTAGATTTGTTTTATAGCCAAGTGCTTTAAGATTTTTATGAACCTGAGAAGCCTTTAATCTTCCTGCTGACCATTCATGGATAGATTTAGCTACTGCTATTTCTGTTTTTTCATCCATGTTACTCGCCTTTCTTTGGTGGCAGTATCATAACACCACCTGATGCCTCTACTTGAACTTTCTCTGTTTTAATTAAACCAACTCTGTC